TAAACTGAAATGGAGGTATTATGAATAAATTACCGCAATTAATATTTGCGATTGTTTTGATTGGTAGTTTGACTCTTATGGCTTTAGAAATTATAGTTAAAATGTAATCTAAATAAGTAATGGCAATAATTCATCCAATAGACATTTGGGTATATTTTATACTCAACTATTGGTTCTTTCCGCACACACTTATAAAACACACAAATGAACGAACTAATTTATGTCCTACTAACAACTCATCTAACAATCATCGCAGTAACACTATATCTACATCGTAGTCAAACTCATCTAGGCGTTACATTTCATCCAGTAGTAAATCACTTTTTTCGTTTTTGGTTATGGTTAACCACAGGCATGGTTACAAAACAATGGGTAGCCATTCATCGTAAACACCATGGTATGACCGACCAAAAAGGTGATCCACATTCACCACAACTATTTGGTATTTGGAAAGTTTTATTTGGTGGAGCATTTTTATATAACACTGCCAGTAAAGATACTTCAATGGTCAATGCGTTTGGTAAAGGAACACCAGATGATTGGATAGAAAAAAATGTATATAGCAAACATAGTAGATTAGGAATTACTTTGTTATTACTAATAAATTTACTTTGTTTTTCTTGGTGGGGTTTGTTGATTTGGGGTATTCAAATGTTGTGGATTCCATTACTAGCCGCTGGTGTAATCAATGGAATTGGTCACTATTGGGGATATAGAAATGTCGAAACAAAAGAATCATCTAGAAATATTTTCCCTATTGGTCTTATTATTGGTGGCGAAGAGCTTCATAATAATCACCATGCTGATGCTGGTTCTGCCAAGCTTAGTAGTAAATGGTTTGAAATAGATATTGGTTGGTTCTACATCAAAGTATTAGAGAATCTCAAACTGGCCACACTCAAGCATTAAAAGAAGAACCACAACCACAGGTGGACTTAGCATTTGGATTGTTAATTACAAATTGTGAATTAAATTTTTCTTCTTTATAGTCCAATGTTGCACCTTGTAGATATTGAGAAGAAATCATATCAACAACCACTTTGACACCTTCATTTTCAAATACAAAATCATCTTCTGCAATTTCTTCATCGAAAGTAAATCCATATTGATAGCCTGAACAACCGCCTCCTTGGACAAACATCCTTAAAGATCCATTTGGTAATTTTTCTTCAACCAATAAATCACGAACTTTATTAATTGCACTTGCAGTAATCGTTATCATGTTTGCCTTTGTAATTGTTTATTGCTGCCTTAATAGCATCTTCCGCAAGGATCGAACAATGAATTTTAACCGGCGGGAGCGAGAGTTCCTCTGCAATTTGAGTATTCTTAATTGTTGCAGCCTCGTCCAACGTTTTACCCTTGACCCACTCCGTAACCAACGAACTACTTGCAATCGCTGACCCACAACCATATGTTTTAAATTTTGCATCTTTGATTATACCATCTTCTACTCTTATTTGTAGTTTCATTACATCACCACATGCTGGAGCACCAACCATGCCGGTGCCAACATTGATATCACCAGTATCCATTTTACCCACATTGCGTGGATTTTCATAGTGATCTATAACTTTATCTGAGTATGCCATTATTCTTTGTTACCAAAAAGTTGTAATAGACTAACAAAGATATTAATAAAGTTGATGTATAAACTCAATGCACCAAACCATTGCATACGGTGAACTTCTTCTTCACTTGAATTCCAAAACATATCACGAATGCGATTCATATCATATGCAGTAAGCCCTAGAAAAATAAAAATTGCTAAAACATTTAGTGTCATTTGAAGTGCAGACGAACCAATAAAAATGTTTACGATTCCTGCAATAATCAATCCAATTACACCCGCAAATAGAAACGGACCAAATCCAGATAAATCTTTTTTGGTGAAGTAACCATAAAATGCCAGAGCAGCAAAAGAAACGGTGGTGCCAACCAAAGCTGCAGCAATGCTAGCGGTTGTAAATGTGTGAATAATTAAACTCAAACTTAAACCCATCACTCCTGCAAATGCAAAGAACCATAACTTAATTGTAGATTCATCCATTTTTTGGCCTTGCCATGCTATGAATAAACTCATAGCTAGTGGTGCAAACATAATTACGTAACCAATAAAACTTGAAAATAAAACAGGAACCAATCCAAGAGATGAAACAAGGCCTGCAAAAATCATTGTTGCAAAAACACCCACAGCCATTTTACTCATAACACCAGCTACGGCGGTATTTAAATTTCCTACTGCATTAATAGTGTTCATATCTTACCTCTTTTGTTGTTGTTCAATTCGTTTAAATTCTTCATCTTCAGCAATTGCATCATCAATATCTTTTGGTTCTGGTGGCTCAGCACCAGTGCATGAACCTCCATTACTAAACCATAACTCCATGGCTTGTTGACGATACTTCTCTAAATCGGATGTCATCTGCCTCGGCCTGCCTTTCGCATCACAGTCATTTTGGGAACAAATGATTGCTTTGGTTTTGGTGCTGATGGAGTTTTTGCTTTAGGTAATGTTACTGCTGGTTTTTTTGGTTCAGTCATAATATCTCCTTGTTTGGTTGCGGGGGAAGGAATCGAACCTACGGCCCCTGGATTATGAGTCCAATGCTCTACCTCTGAGCTACCCCGCTATAATTATATATGTTAAAAACTAAATTAACTTTTTTGGTTTTTGAAACCGCCAAAAAAAATTTTGGAGGCTCCGGTGATTCCAACCTTTTTTACTTCACCTATATAAACGCATGGATATAAATTTATATGATATATTAGGCGTTTCTAAAAATGCTACATTTGAAGAAATAAAAACCAAATATAAATCTCTTGCTCAACAACATCATCCAGATAAAGGTGGTGATCCAGATTTATTTAAAAAAATTAAACATGCTTATGAAGTACTTAGTGATCCTATAAACAGAAAAAGATACGACACTACAGGTCATTATGATGATGGTCCAAATATTCAAACAGAAGCACTTGATCACCTTAGCAATTTATTCTTTAAACTAGTACCAACTATTAATGCTGATCTTGATGATTTGGTTCTGGTAATGAAAAATGAAAGCAGGCAAGAAAAAGAAGATGTAAATAATAATATTAATGCTTGCAATAATCACATTCAAAAATTAAATAAAATAATTAACAAAATTAAAAAGAAAAGTAATTCTGGTGAAAACTTTTTAAAAATGTTTGCTGAAAATCAGTTGAAAATGGTTCATAATGAATTACAAAACTTAAAAAAACGAATTGCGGTTCTTGATATTGTAATCGAAATGCTTGAAGATTACCACTATGGTGGTATAACAACGTTGATTCAAGTAACTACTAGTGCAGAACCAACTCCTCAAAACAATTAGTGGTGCCCCAACCATGATTCGAACACGGGACCTACTGATTACAAATCAGTTGCTCTACCAACTGAGCTATTAGGGCTCTTTCTTGCAATAGCGTTTTTGATTTTGGCTTTGATTTTTGGTTTGCTCGTTGATTCTAACAGCTTTGTTAGTTGAGCAATATTTAAAGGACCTAATCTCGGTTTGCCGTTTTTGGTCAACATGGGATTTTTCTTTTTAGATTTCACGACAGCCATAATATAGTCCTTTAGAAATTTGGAGCGGTGGCTTGGATTTGCACCAAGTGATTAGATTGGACACCTAATCCGGTTCTATACCCCGACCGCATATGTAATACTATAACATTATATAGTTTGATTGTCAATGGTTATTTGTGGTATATTTAACCATGCTATTGGTTCTGGCTTGAGTGGTGCATCTGGATTACGAACATCACTAAACACTTCCCACAATTTTTCTTTAATAGCAAATTTGGTAAATAATCCTGTTGATAACCCAAAAGCTTCAACTTCCCATGGTTCATCATAGTAATTTAAGTTTTCTGTAATTTTCTGGCCTCTCCAACGAGTACCATATTCATTCATTTCATTATAAGCATATTGTTTAACATGAACCATTTCATGTGCTAATGTTTCCAATATATCATGTGAACCTATGACCGGATTCAATTCTATTTGAAATTCTCTAGGTTTATTGCTTTCATTATAATCTAATACTTCTGCATATCCAAGAGCGTCAAGTTTAGAGTTAAATTTAATCCGGACACATATATTTTCTAACATCTTAGGTGTCATCAATTGTTCAGCATAAAACATGGCCGCACGCTTAACGTAAGGCCTAAAGTGTTTTTTATCTGGACATCCGACTATACTGAGTTGCATTTGAGGTTTCTCCTGTGAAAACCAACTAATACTTCTCAAATATTTAGGTGTTATCTAGTTTTCACCAGGTGAAATTTGTTCTACTGATATACCACATCTATTTAAGAAGTCTATGCCGATGGTATCTCGGTACGAGTTTCGGTAATATACCTTTTTAATACCAGCGGTATAGACTTGTTTAGCACAATGAATACAAGGAGCATGTGTCAGGAACATGGTGGATCCATCTCCAGACTCACTACTCTTGGCCAGTTTAGCGATGGCATTAGCTTCAGCATGTATCACTTCATCCTTGGTTTTGGTGATAGTGCCGCCATCTTCTAGGTATTCTACCACTTCTTCACATTCATTGGTCCATCCGGCCGGCATACCATTGTATCCTATTGATATAATTCTATCATCTTTGACAATGATGGCTCCGACCTGTAATCGTTTTGCGGATGACAGTTTGGCAAATCTTTCTGCCACATCCATATAAGCGTCAATAAATTTTTGTTTCATATTTGTTTTTTTGGTCCGGCGACCAGGAATCGAACCTGGATTAATAGCTTAGAAGGCTACTGTTCTATCCGTTGAACTATCGCCAGAATTGGTGGGCCTTGTAGGACTCGAACCTACGACCAAAGGATTATGAGTCCTCTGCTCTAACCAACTGAGCTAAAGGCCCCTTTGGTTACCAACTGCCGTCATCAAACCATATTCGTATGGTGATTGGCATTAGTTCAATAATATAAGAAGTTGTTACTTCCCAAGCATCATTCTCACTACCTCTACTAAAACCAATCCGCCAATGGAATGGATTTAATTTTAATGTAATGTTACATCCGGAATATCTCAACCAATTCATTTTAAAATTTCCGCCATAGGCTCAGGAATGTTAAATTGACTACGAATGTATTTGTCCTTTAACATATCTGGAATAATTGTATGTGGTTCTTCCAACATAAACGGACAAGGACCTCCCCATTTGTTATTGGCCAAAAACAATTTAAATATTTCTAAATCTTTTTTACTCTTTGGATCAAAGGTTCTTTTTTGATTTTGTACCATCTGGTAGTTTGTAAGAATTGTCATTTTAAATACTCCATACTATCTTTTTTCATATAATGAACCACCTGATTTTTCTTTGAATCAGGTACTTCTCTAACAACGGGAATAAATTTCTCGCCATCGATTTCCTCAATCGGCCAATGGGAGTAAGTATAGAAGATGTCCGTACCATTTCTAGCACGGACCTTTTTGAGGATTGATTGTGATTTCACTTTTTTCATAATATGTACCATAATAACATAAAATAGGGGGTCTGTCAAGAGCCCCCTATATGTTTACCGATTATTTGGATAATTCAACTGTTCCCATTCCTCATCGGTTACGGGCCACCAGTTCATTATTCACTCTTTTCTTTAATGGTAATTCTTTTAATGGTATCTTGAGTCTGCACAAGATTTTCCAACCATACACGCAACATACCATTTACCATTTCGGCTTGACCAATTTCAATCTTGTCAGCCAATGTAAATGAACGTGCAAAGTTGCGGTTAGCGATTCCTTTAAAGAGGAAGTTTTCTTCTTCTTTAAGTTCATCTTCTTTTGCAGAGCCTTTGATGACCAATTTATTACCTTCCAGAGTTACTTCAATATCAGATTTGGCAAAACCAGCAACTGCCATTTCAATGACATACTTGTTTTTGCTTACTTGTTTGATATTGTATGGGGGATACGATGGTACATTCTTTGCAACATTTTTGGTAACTTCTTCAATATCTTTGAAGAATTTATCGTAACCAACTGTGAATGGATCCAGCGTTTTGTGAAAGTCGAATAGACTTGGTAATAGACTTGTAGTCATGTTTATGTGCTCCTTAATTTAAGCGAGTTAATCAAATTATAGGCCCCTAAGGCACCTACATCCATATTTATAACACATTTTATTTCAAATGGCAATACTTTTGGTATTAAAAATTATCTTTTTTAACTTTATTACCAATATTATATTTTGGTATTAGTTGCCACTCACCTTTTTCTTTATGTGAAAGAATTTTAATTTGTGATAAGAATATAGGTTCTGGTATTTGTGTGGATTTTTTATCTACCAAAGTTATTAGTCCCCAATCTTCCAACAAATTGGCAATTGCGTTTCTACGAGAAAGGTCATTCTCGCTAATATCGGTTGGTTTGCCATCTAAAGCAAACAACTCTTTAAAATGCACAATATAATATCTACCTTGCTTGTGTAAGATGTGGCAAGATTGATATAGTATTTTTTCTTTTTTGGAAGCGACTCCAATACGAGTGAGTGTTTCTCTGACTTTTAAAAAATCATCTTGTTGATTCAAAGTCACTTCAACTAAATCAGTAATGTTAATCATGTTCCGCCTTTATCTGTTTTTCTTTTTATTTCAGCGATTTGGTCATCAGTAAGAAGTCGTAAAGCCTCTTTGGCTTTCTCGTTGGAATAACCAAAATATATCTTTACGCATTCTATATTCTTGTCGACCTCTGATTTCTGCCACGGTTGGAATTTCCGTTTCATTGGTCTTATGGTATTTAGAAGATATTGATATTGAAGGTCTTTTTCCAGGCTTGGATGCTTGTTTAGTTCGTTGACATATAGAACACAGTCCATGTGATAGGATAAGGCTCGGTTGATGATATATGAGTTATAATCTTTATAATCCAACTCATCACGGAATACACTTTTTTTCTTTTCTAAGATAGAGGGAATAATTTCCTTAAATAAATCTGGCATCTTAATACTCCGACACCGTATATTTCATCATTTCTGCCAATGTAACATCATCAACTTTTTGAATAGGTGTAACTGATTCCTGTTCAATGTCAATCAAAACCATATCACGGCCATCTTTGGTATAATATTTTCTTGTTTTAAATGTTTTTGGATTAACTTTGAATAACCATCCAGCATACTTGTAATTATGCCGAGCAGCAGGCACGGTAACAAAATATAACTCATCTACACCACGACACTTACGTAATTGATTTGGTTTGATTGTAATTGCTTTTTCTTTGATAAAAGGTACTTGAGTTTTTACTTCAATAGTTTTGCCATCACCAATCAAATCTTTCTTACTATCAAAATGATTAAGTGCTTGCTCAACAATAACACCTTTTTTGGCCAAATAGTTGCTAACATATTTCTCACCCATACGGCCGAGAATGTCCATCATCTGTGAACGATCCATGATTTCTCCTTATTTAAAAGAACAATCAACCATGATTTCTGTTAAACAGGCTATCATATTGATTTCGTGGTCGGCCACAAATGCAGATTGATATTGATACTTGGCGAGAATGAGAACTAATTGAGGTACCGAATCTGGTGTTAATTCTTCATACAAAGAATCATACAATTTTCGATATACTTTGATTGGGTCATTATCTAAATTGTTGGTGACCCATTTACGAGCAGAGGCAAAGTCTTTTTCTTTGAGAGCTTTGATTAAGGATTCAAGTTGTATATCAGCAACATTAGAAAGAATACCAGCGTCAATGGAACCAGAAACGGAGTATCGCTGCAATTCGTTAAGAATTCTTCGATTGTCAGGAAAGTGTTTCGTGATGACGGCGGCAACAACGTCTTTGGAGTATTTGATTCCCTCTTGTGAAAGGATGTTTTCAACCCGTTTAAAAAATTGTGACGCCAGTTTTGGTTTAGAACCGTTGATTTTAAAATCGATAACAGAACAACGGGAATGAATCGGATCAATGATCCGATTTTTGAAATTGCATGTGAAGATGAATGAGCAGTTTGATGCAAATTCTTCAATGGCTCCCCGTAGAGCAGGTTGAGTTGAATTAGGATTGAGATAATCAGCCTCATCAATGATGACAACTTTTCTGCCACCCATGAGCGACATTGAAGAAGCATAGTTTTTGATTTTGTTACGTAGAACATCAATGCCAGACTCATCAGACCCATTGATGATAATGTAGTCGCAACCAACCTCATTACACAATGCTTTAGCAACTGTTGTTTTTCCAACACCTGCCGTACCAGATAAAAGAAGATTTGGTATTTCTTTTCTCTTAACGTACTCCTGAAAAGTTTCCTTGATCGCATCCGGAAGAATACAATCTTCAATTGTTTTTGGTCGATACTTCTCGACCCACAATAAATGTTCCATTCACAACTCCCATAATATAATATTCTAATTCAAAACACCTGAATGGTCAAACCATTATTTTAATTCACCATTAATTTGTCCGACAACTTCATTGAAATCTTCATCAAGAATAATTGGTTGTTGGCCAATGGTAATAACAGTTTTTCCTTTATATTCTCCTTCTGGAGCAAAAAAAACTGATGTGATTGAGCTCGGATTAACAGCAATTGTTTGTTTGGTGCTGATTTCTGTAAATTTTAATAACATTTTTTATCCTTCAAAGTTAGAGTATTTTGCTTCTGTTGCTACGTAGTACTGAATATCCTGATTTTTATTTTTAAATAAAGAAAGGCCTTTAGATGAAATTTCCACATCATAAGAACCAGGAATCATTTTTAAATTTTCAGTTAAGAAAACCATTTTAAATTTTAGACCGGTGCCGGCAGCAACTTGAATTGTATTCGTGTCTGCGGAAGAATCTTTCACATCACAACTAGTCAAGTTAATATCGCCGCCATCAGATTCTACTACAATATTAGGTGACTGTAATACATTCGTAATCTTCATAATAGAATCGAAATCATCTTTTGATAAAGAAAAGGTAATATCAACAGATGGCAATGTCAATTCTTTATCAGGTGGAACTAGAATGCTTTCTTTTTCCGTTTTACGATATTTGGTTTTATTACGGCCAAAATTAAAAATAATATTGATATCATCAAAATCAATATCTGTATCTTTACCAATTGAATGAATAGTCAAAAACTTATTCAAATCATACACACAAAAATCTTGTGGAAAAGAATCTTTTAATGTGGCTTCAGCCAAAACATTTTTTCCTGTAGAAATGGTTTTGATTTTATTGCCTGTTTTGAATTGAATGCCAGAATTTAACTTGGCAAAATTTTGTAATACTGTTAGTGTTTCACTTGATAACTTCATTGTTTTCTCCATTATAAAAATTACTGCTTCGAATATATTGTATCATGTTCATACAGAAACATCAAGCAGCACATTGCGTGTGCCAAGTGATGTTTACCGGATTCAGGATCATTAATCTCTCCTTCTTTCCAAGCCCACAGGTGCCTTTGCATTGCATCAAAATACCTACGTTTAGAATATGGTACATATTTCCAATTGTCAGGTTCATACTTCTCTGCACCAAACGTAAGGATTTCAACTGTCGCTTTTAATGCTGCTGGCGGCAATAATCCATATTGTAATTTACCGCCATCAAACTTACGGCCACCTGTGGTTGCATTTTGTGAGGCTGCTACCTCATCTGCAATTCTATAAACAAAAGGAACATTCACATCACTCATTACATTTCTCCAACAAAATTAGCCACAGCAGGCATATCTCCTTGGAAATGGTATGTGCCGATGTGTGATGTTTTCATCCAAGGACATAAGTGGATTGTGCCGCCAATTTTACGCCACATCTGGCAGAACATATAATCTTCCGATAGATAACGGTCAGAACCACCACCAACAATACTATCTTTGGTGTCAATAACTGTATCAAAGTAAGCATGAATGTATCGTGTGCCATCGAAATGTGCTTGGCCAACATGGTCTGGTTTATAACGAATCATTGGATAAGCGTTTTCCATTTTCTTAAATACTTCACGTTTAATCATCATGAATCCAGTACCAATTTCTAATACTTCTAATGGTTCTGTAACGCTAAATTGTGCTGTGCCTTTAACAGGATTAAAAACATAATCACCAGTAATTTTGTCCAGAAGTGCTGCATCCATATCTGGATTGTTCGCTAATGCTTTTTTGACTGAACGCCACTTGATTGCTTTCTTAGGATAAGGACCACCAGAAACATCTTTATCTAGTGCCAGCAAGGCAATCACATCTTGTGGATTAAAATGAATATCAGAGTCGATAAACAACATATGTGTACAATCGGAACGATGAATGTATTCGTCAACCAAATAATTTCTGGCACGAGTGATTAGTGATTCATTGAAAAGAAATGAAAATTTCACCTGTACACCATATTGAGTGCAGAGGCCTTGTAAGTCTAAACAAGCTTTCATGTATAGTCCATGACACATTCCGCCATACATTGGTGTGGCCACGAATAGGCTTTTCTTTTGTAATTCTTCTTTTTTGATTGAAATTTCCATTTGTTCTCCAAATAATAAAAAAAAGGAGTCCTCTTTGAGGATCTCCTTATTAAGCCTTAATTAGGCAGTAAAACTGAAACCACCTTTGTATGCGGCACGAACCAGAGCTTTTGTTGGTTTACCCATGCGATAGAAAGAAACTTTCTTTCCGTCAACAACTTTAGTATTTGTATAGATTACGTTACCTTCTTGACGTAGTTCGTCAATACGTGCGGTAACATTGGTGACACCAAAACGGCGTTGGGCTTGTTTGACAGTAAAAGTGTTGTAACCAGAAGGTTGTTGTAAGGCG